GACCTACTTGACGCCGAGATGGAAAAGCGCGAGAATAGACTTCGGGCGCTGGTGGGAATCTACGCTTAAGGAGGGATCATGGATCGCAAGACGTTCCTGGGGGCTGCTGTCGCAACTTCGGTACTAATCACACCTACCGGCACAGAAACCAACGGTTTCAACGCCATGCGTCCGAAGGTGGTTAGCCCTTCGCGCGACTCCGTCACCTTCCTGCTCAACGTGGGGGATCGCGTCACGGAATACTCCTTCTACATCGACGAGCATTCCTCGAACCTCATGGGGATGTTTCGAGCGCTTTGCATCGCCGCTGAGGGGGAATACGTGTCGCGCGTGGTGCTGCCGCGCGAAGCGCCGTCTGCGTGAATCTCGACGTGTACGCCTCGGGGTCTACGGAGCCATGGGCGGCCCAAGTCGTGGCAGCGCTCGCATGGAGCATCAACGCAGGCAACGTGCTTGAGCTTGGCGCATTCGAAGGCCGCACCACCCTCACCTTGGCGCAGCGGCTCGACGCCAACATCACCGCTGTAGAGATTACGTCGGAACGTGCCACAACCACACGAAAACGCCTCGCGGAGTTCACCGCGTCGCCCCGCATTGAGGTCGTGGAGATGGACGCGCTCAAGTTTCTCAGACGTTGCATATCTGAAAGGCGCCGTTTCGACTTCGCCTTCGTGGACGACGACCACACCTACGCGCACGTCGCCGAAGAGGTTGACCTCCTCAAGCGCGTTGTGCGCCCAGGCGGGCTTATCGTGATGCACGACGTCATCGGGCCGTTCGGCCTCGACGCGCTCGTACGCTATCACGGAGGGTTCATCGTTGAGCTTCCGTTGCTGCACGCTGCGGGTGGTTTGGGTTTGGTGAGAGTATGAAAATCCCAAAAAATATTGAAGTTCGGCTCAGCCGTATTGTACGCAAGTTGAATTGGGTATGAGCATCCCCTTCCTCTCCGTCTGCATCAACACCTGCGCCCTTGGGCCGCGCGCTCACGAGACCATCTCTGCGACTCGCGCCGCTGTGTACGCCGCGCGCCGTTACGCTCTTGGGAACTTCATCCTCCCCGCACTCGTCCATGATCCCTTCATCGCAGAGGTGATCGTTGTTGGTGAATGGACACCGGGGGATGGGTACACGTACGTCCCGTGCGCTTCACGGTATTTTTCGTCTGACGATGCAGTGGCGCAACGCCAAGCGGCATTCGAACACTCGCGTGGCGAGTTCATCTTGTTCATGCACGACGATCACATCCTCCATCCGCGTACGGCGCGTGAGATCGTCTCGGGGGCGATGGACGACATCGACATCCTCGTGCTGCCCCGGTTTGCGCGCACCATGCACGGCGACATCCGGAAGCCGAATGGCGGTGACGCGTCACCGCCGTACATCTCCGGACACGCAGGCGTGTATCGGCGCGAGATCCTTGAGCGTGTACCGTGGAGCGCAGTGCCCGCGATCCGCGAATGGGACCAGGCGCAGACGATGTTGATGCGTGGCGTAGGGGCACGCGTGGCGTGGCCTAGCGACGCGCCGAAGGTGTATGATGTGGAGATTGGGGCGGTGCATCTTTGATCGACCCGCAGGATTCGCCCAAACAACGTGCATCGCCTACGCCCACGAGGATGAGGGGCAGGCGGTGTATAAGGTGACGAAATGAGTGACACCCGCATAGATGGTTCTATCGACTATCCGGCCTATTGCATTTCACTAGAGCTTGGACTACTTCGCAGGTTCAGTAAACGCCATTGGCGAAAGGATGCATGGGTGGTGGACGATAAGCTTATGGAAGAGATCACAGCAGAGATCCATAAACAGATAAAGCATTTGCGTGAACGTGCGTTGGAACCTAGAGTAGCCAAGGAATTGAGGAATACCCCATGAAGATCCTTCTCACAGGCGCCGCAGGCTTCATCGGCACCCACGTCACGCGCATCCTACGCGAACACGGTCACGACATCTTCACCATCGACGTTTTCGAGCCTCGCGTTCACGGAGCGACGCCTGACGTTTCGTGCGTGGACTTCCCGTACGCGTGTTGCTGGATCACTCCCAAGGAACTCGATGACATCGCACCCGACGCGATGATTCATCTCGCCGCGCAGGTAGGCGTCGCGGATTCCATGACGGATCCGAATCGCTACGTGACCGGCAACACCCACGACACCACGCTGTTCCTTGGGAAGCTCGCACAGATGCACACGCCACCAAAGAAGATCGTGGTCGCGTCGAGCATGAGTGTCTATGGGGATCCGCACACGTCCGAACCCATCGGCGAGGAATGGCCCACTCGTCCCGCGAGCGTCTACGGTCTCACGAAGCTCGACCAAGAGGCGCTTGTGGTGCTGCTGGCGCCGCTCATGGGCGCCACGCCCGTGGCGCTCCGGTTTTTCAACGTGTACGGGCCCGGTCAGGCACTCCACAATCCATACACAGGAGTGCTCGCGAACTTTGCCAACAACATTTTGCGTGGCGAGGCACCAGTCGTATACGAGGACGGTCTTCAAACCCGAGACTTCATTTATGTGGAAGACGTTGCAGCGGCGGTCGTGGGTGCGGTCGAAGAGGACCTTGAGGGTGTGTACAATGTATGTACCAACAGCGCTCAATCTATACTTGGAGTCGCTAATGCAATGTGCCAAGCACTTGCATCGGGAAATATTGAGCCGAATGTGACTGGTACGATGCGCCCCGGCGACATCCGCCACTGCATCGGGCGCAACCTCAGGCTACGGAACGCGCTTCCGGGATGGGCTCCTCGTCCGTTCTCGGAGGGGATTCACGCATACGCAGCGCATCTGCTCGTAGCAACCCAAGCACCATAAGGTCGCACGCCGCGCCGCGCCACCTCACCGCGCCGCGCTTCACGCCCTCCACGCGCAGAAGTTCCGGTGTCCGCTTCCCCTCGTGCGTCACGTCACGCAACTTGTAGTAGAAGTCCCCACCGAACCCCAGCTTTCTGCTCGCGTGGCGAGCGAGCGCCCCGAAAGGTTTCGGGATCTCAATGGTGAGACGCTCCAACGGGTGCCAGTCCTCGTGCGGCTCGAACGCCCATGTGATGATCTCCTCCATGATCGGCGTTTTGTCCTTGAGGCGCTGATCGAAGAAGATGTAGTGCGCTTTCGCGTCCACACCCGCTTGGATGTCAGTGAAGGAAATGACGCCGACCGGCTCGGGATCTCCGGCGTCGGTACGCCACACCTCCCACACGCGAGACGTCGCTGCCGTTAGCGTTGTGGCAATGATGCCCATGCGAGCGCGACAGGTCGGGCACATCTCCTCAAGGGGAAGCTCATGCGCCACGCAAGCGTGCGTACATGTTCCTGTGTAGTCCGCGAACACGTTATCGGTTGCGGCGATCTTCCGCATAAGCACGGAGATGATCTCTGCGCGCGCAGGCGAAGCGTCGAGAGGGAAAACGTCGTAGATCATGGGCATATAGGTACCCGTTAAACTCCACCAACGTGAGAGAAATGCGACCAACCCGTGTTGCGCGAGCCCGTTGTCTTTAACCAAAGACGAGTCACGCTGCTCCCCATGTCAATGCCGATGAAACCCTTCGGGGCCGTGACAACGCTGTTCGGGCCTGTAGTTGCCGTGGAGAAGATAGAAATCGGAAGCCCGTTGATGGTGCTTGTTACGTCGCGCGCCCACTGGTCGAGCGCAACGTTACCCGTCGAAGGCGGAAGGCCCACCCGCACACTTCGGATGCGTTCATTCGCCATGCACGTTCCTCAGAACTTCGACGCGTCCTGGAGCGTCGCGAAGAAGGAAGCGATGCGGGGCTGGCCGCCGTCCGCAATACGGATCTCAAACGAAGGGTGCTGGTCCGTCGTCCATACCGGCGCAAACACAGGATCATTCGCGGTCGATAGGTTCAGCGCTACCTCCGCCGTGAACACAGAGCCGCTCCTGGCGCTCCCGATCCACAGACTCGCGGACGAGTTCGAGTCGTTCTCGTAGTCCGTCCAGATTTCCTTGATATGGGTCTTGCGAGGGCCGGTCTTGAATCCTCGCGAGCGCCACCGCACGTCGATAACGGAGCCATCGTCGGTGGTTTGTGCAGAGAAGTACCTGAGCGCGGTGCCGACGCTGTTGAACACGTTCATGCGTCGGTTGCCGCTCGCGATGTCGAACGCGTCCCACGCAAGCGTGGTGGCATCCCAGGAATCCGCTATCTCGTCCCACGTCACCTTTGTGGCGGGGTCCATGACGTCCACGCCTGCACTGAGGCCGTGCGTGAACCGTTGCGGCCACCACGTCTTCGTGCGGAAGTCGAAGAAGAGCCCGCGCGACGGATACCCATCGGGAGAGTCGCTTGCGGAGTGATACAACTCATATCTGTGTTCGGTTTGGTTGTAGCGTGCCCACGCGCGTCCACCTCCGAGCAGTTCATCCAGGAGCTTTCGTTGGATGCGCGACGCGCCCTCGCCTCCCGCAGGCCCGAGCGGTACAAGCCCACTCCCGTCCGTGGCGTACACCTCTTTGTCGCGCCCGAGGAAAACGACGCCGTTCGGCGTCACGGCGATGGTGCGCGGGTACGGCGTGCCCATGTTGTCGATAACACGGTCGAAGCGGAACGCGTAGTCGTCGAGCGTGGGCGTGGCGCGCCAGATCTCAAGCTCGGTGAACAAGAGAAGAAAATCCCTCCACCTCACGATGGCTTGACCGCTCCCGCGCATGTCCTTGAGGTCTTCAGCGCCCGCGCCGTCAGCCACGAGATACGAAAGAGGGTTTCCGCGTGCGCTCCACATCACGCGCGTCGGCCATCGCGTCCCTGCACTCCCAAGCGTGTTGAAAAACACAAGGCGATTGTTGATGGAAGTGATGTCTGTGGCTGCCTTTGTCGAGGAGATCGAATCAATCCATGTGAAGTCACTGAACGTGGCGGCGCTTGCGCCAAACTCGAAGAACTTCACCATGTCGGTGTTGTTGGAGAACACCGTTATCATGCGCTCGCGATCCGACGAGAAGATCGTCTCGAACTCGAAGTAGTGCGACGATGTGCCAGAGAGGTTGCCGACGCTCCACGAAGCGATGGTTCCAGGAAGGTACGAAAGCGCGCTCCATGCCTGGTTCGTGGGGTGCAGCATCGACACCTTCGTCATGGTGGAGGCGACCGCGCCTAGGTTTCCTGTCGCGTCGAACACCTCCTCCGCGCCGAGCACGGGTCCCGAGAAGTTGTACGTGCCGTACCTGCTGAGACCGCTGCGAGGCGTGATGTACCCGTCAAGGCGGGTGTCTATGTTGCGTAGATCCGGGCTGAAGGGCGCGGGACAGTCCTGCGCCGGGACACCTGCATGAAGCCCTCCGGTGACCGGCACCGACACCTCGCGCGTACGCGCAGCGATGCCCGATGCAGGCGCTTCAAATTTCGAGCGTTGCACGCTCATTTTAATTTGCTCGGAACCCGAGGAAGCGGAAGGTGTTGCCTGCGTGGATAGACGCCACACTCGCAGAGTCTTCAGCCTGAATCGTGAGGATGATGCTGCCGTCGCTTTGTTGGATCGAAGAACTCCACGTAAGGCGCTGCGTACCACCAGCGTTGTCATACGTGAAGCTCGACATCACGATATCGGTGAGCGTGAGCGAAGATCCGTGCTGGAATATGAGGGTGATGGCGTCACCTGCACCAACACCCCTCGCGACGGCGTTCGCTGACGTGATCGACACCACCTCGCTGAACGCCCCCAGCACCGTGAACTTGTTCGTGGTGAACGAATTCGTGCCCGTCCATGAGTTGTTCGAATCGAGGCGAATTGCGTCGGCCACGGCGCTCCAACTCGACGACGACGCTTGGCCGATGTAAAGGCTCTCGTTGGTGGTGTTCCAAAAGAGACGCCCATCGTTATCCGCTGTGGGGTTGCTGAGTTGTGACGCTGGCCCCACGAATGCGCGACCCGCGCCGTGCTTCGCGATGCCCGCGCTCGCCGCAGAACCGTCTGTGGCGTAATGCTCTTGCTCCCACCACGCTTGCATGAAGCTCTTGAAGCTGCGGATGTCGTCGTCGCCTTGTGCTATGCTTGACGATCCAGAAGGAACATTTTTGCTCCAACCAGAGTTGCCTGCCATGTCAATACCTCCTTATGAAGTCAACACCGAGTTTTACAAATTCCTTGCCGATGCGTACAAAGGTGTTTGCCACACCAATAGCGGCGTCTTGGATGGCGGTGAGTGTGCCGTTTAGCGTAGTGCCAAGCTCAAGCGTCGTCACACCGCTCACATACACCAAAAATCCATCAACCAACGTAGAAAGCGTGGACGTGGTGCATTCGCCTGAAATTGACGTTCCGCCACCCCCAGCAGCAGCAAACGCTATGACGATGCCCTGAATATGAACGGCAGCACCATCCGGGTCCGCGTGCCATTCGGTGTCATCTCCTGTACGCCATTGGGCACAGATAGAAGACGCTCCAGCACCATCCGTCGTGTTGGCGATTGGAGTCCAATTCGGGTCGGACGTGAAGTTGCGATTCGTGGAGATGAAACCCACTCCTGCCATTGCAG